TGTGGCGTGGAGAGATTGTCCGCATAGCGCTGTGGAAAAAGAAAGACAAGAACGGAAAAACGTATCTAAACGCTAAGCTATCCGAAGAATTAAAAAAATCAGACAGCGCGCCGGCGGGTACGCCTTCTCGCCCTGTTATTGATGACGACTTACCGTTCTGATGGATATTTTGACAGAAAAAGGTCAAGAAACTAAACGTCAGGAAAATGCAGCCATTGTCCTTTGGCACGACAGGTATCCAAATCTAAGATACATAGAAACGCCAAAGGATAAGCCTGCTTCTGTCGATGGCCTGATTGTCAAAAATGGCGTTATTCAGGCCGTGGTTGAAACCAAATGCCGTCAATGTTCTGTGATTGAGTTTACTGTAACGTGGGAAAGTAGGTGGCTTGTGACTGCGGAGAAAATCAAAAAGGGGGCAAGCATAGCTCGTGAATTATGTGTGCCTTTTGTTGGGTTTCTCTATCTGCCAGAAGCTAAAATACTTATGCACAAGACTTTATGGCACCCCGATAAGGGATGGGTTGCCGCACTTGAGGAAAAAGAAACAAGGACTCAAGCTACGGTAAATGGAGGCTCCGTAATAAGGCTTAACGCTTTTATTGATATGTCCGATGCGAAGACAATTTTTGGAGATAAGAATGACTCAGAATTTAAGTGAACAATACAGGATGATAGCAAAGAAATACGTCGAGGCAGATGCTGCGGCATCAATCCTAGAAGAATCGAAAAGCGCTGTGTTGGCTCAATGGATGGCCGACAAGGGCGATATGCCAGTCAGTCGTGCAGAGATGATCGTTAAAGCATCGCAGGAATGGCACAATTACATCATAGAAATGGTCAGTGCCCGTAAACAAGCTGCGCTGTTAAAGGCTCAATTGGAATACATCCGTATGCAATTCTCAGAGCAGCAATCGAAAGAAGCAACGCATCGTGCGGAGATGAAGTTATGATTGATATGATAGAGCATGAAGATGAAGCTCAATTTGCAGAAGAAATATCAGAACTTTTGTACGATATACATGAAGAATACGGACATCTTGGTGCTGTGTTTATGGGAGCTCTTTTTATAAACGGTGTTGTGCAAACAATTGCTATGGGGGCTAAAGATAAAGAATCCGCAAAAAGAGCTTCGGACGTTTTTTGTAGTCTTTTACGGTCATCAGTCATTCACATGCTTGAAAATGGTTTTCCTTTTGACCGAGATGAAACGCTGCAATGAAGCGGGTAAGCATTACCTCAAAAATGAGGGCTGACATCTTTATGCGGCATGATGGTGTATGCCATTTATGCAATATGAAAGTTGTGCCCGGTCAGGATTGGGATGTAAGCCATGAACAACCTCTTGAAGCCGGTGGGAGAGACGATGCAAGCAATTGGCTGGTTGCTCATCGGAAGTGTCATAGGGCTCACACTAGCGCTGTGGATATGCCATTAATAGCCAAGGTCAAACGCATACATCAACGCCACATAGGGGCTAAAAAGTCCAAATCTCCAATGCCGTTTGGTCGCGGATCAAAACTAAAAAGAAAAATGGACGGCAGTGTTGTCAGGAGAGATTCGTGAAATTTTTAATCACAATGAATATGCCTAGTGCCCAAGGCTATTTGGTGCATCAGGTAACAATTGAGCATAACGCAAAATCCTGTTCGGAATTGTGCGACGCGCTCAATAACGATGTGTTCATAATAGGTCGCCAACTATATCGCAAACGAACTCCAAGTTCGGAACCAATATGGCAAGATAGAGGCGACATTGTTTTGAACACAGCTCATGTCGGCAAGGTTGCCGAGTTCGTAGAGTTTGAGAGGGATGAAGATGATGAACCACACGGAAATATTGACCACCGCCGCCAGCACACTTCGGGAACGAGGCCGCCAATACGGCCCCGTGGAACTGTGTTTTGATAGAGCCCGGCAGCTTGCGTCAATTCGCTTAAACAAAATTATCAGCATGTATGACGTGGCAATTATCCTTTCATGCGTGAAGCAAGCTAGGCAGACAGAAAGCCCAACACTTGTTGATTCTTTCGTTGATGACGTAAACTACACTGCGATAGCCGGGCAATTTGCTGCGGCACAATTTGAAACCATTGAGGACGACATCGTTGCTATGGCAAAGCGGTTCGCTCCAAAACGGGAGAATTTGAATGCAGAAAACAATAGCAACAATAACGGCGGGAACGCTGATAGTAACCGGGTTGATCCACCCGCTGGCGGCTAACGAAAGCGCGGCAGATTTCTTTCGCAAAGATCGCGATTATTGGAGCCGGGGGATGAAAGCCCCCGACACTCCAAGTTGGGCTGGCACCCTGCATATCCCGTCGTCCGACCAAAACAAAGCTAAGGTTGCAAAAATGGTTGCAAGCGAAGCAAAAGCTAGACTGGGGGAGAAGTATGTGGAACCAGCCCTGCGGCTCACAAAACTGGAGAGCGGTTATAGATGCCACGTTCTTGGACCTAAAACGCGCCACGGACGGGCTGTAGGGCCTCTACAGGTGCTACCCTCCAGCGCTCGCGCCTTGGGCATCCATCACATGCACGGGGACTGCAAGGCCCAGATCACCGCTGGCATTCTTCACATGGAGAAATGTATCAGCGTCGGGGCTAGAACCTACAATCAGCTTGCCGCCTGCCATGTCGCCGGCTGGGGCGGTTGGAACAAAAAACTCAATCGCAAGGCTCAAGCTTACCGTGCCCAGTATGTACGAATGGCTCAAGCCTCAAAGGTGCCGTCATGGGCAGGGACATTATCGACATGGTAGACATCGCGATATTCTTGGGGATCGTCATGCTTGGTTGTGTGACGGTCCTTCTGATCGGACTGACGTTTCTTCTCATCCTTATGGGTTGGGATTTAGCGATCAGCTTATGGGATAAAATCAAAACATAATGGAGATTGATATATGGAACCCAAGCAAGAGAAAATTATGATTGAGATGTGGTTAAACGGCAAAACAGGTTTGCAGATCGCGGAGAAGTTAAACACAACGCGCAATGCAATTATGGGCAGATTAAAGCGCTTTCGTGATAGAGGATTAATTGAATATAGAATCGTTCCGCCCAGCAAACCAACAAAAACACACTTATCTTATTTGCCGATCAAGAACAGACGCATTTTGCGTGAGATAAAAGCTGGAATACGAGAAGCACCAAAAATATTTATTGCCCCCGAGAAAAAGAATGTCCCAAAAATACCTGTTAGGTTTTTTGACCTAACCAGATTGTCGTGCAAGTACCCTATTAACAACGGAGCAGCGCAAGATTTCTTGTTTTGCGGAACCGACCGTTACGCCAATAGCAGTTACTGCGAACGCCATCATAAGATTTGTTATGTTGCTGGCACTAACGATAACGGGCGCAATAAAAATCGCAAAAGAAAGATGTTCAAACATGGTCGTTCAACTCAACCCACCTATCCCGATCAAGACGCCTAACGGAAAGGCTCTGGCGCATGTTCTTATTGATTATGGGCCTGAGTACGATCTTCTGTGGGTGGTTTTTCAAGAGAATGGCGAGTGCTGGACATGGAACAATAAGGACATCCGAGCAGATGAGAATATTACCTTCGGACGAAAAACCCAAACAGATACCGATGGGTCACGGCTGGCATGACACCTATGGGTGGCTGCGCCGAGACGACCTCGATGAGTCCTATGATGGTTTCATGTATGAAACGCCAGATGGGCATCTTGTGAGATCGGTCGATGCTCGCCACGAAAAGGGAATGTACCTCGACAAGTATATCGTCGAGGATACCGGCGAAAACATCTTCCTAATTAGCTCAATTCCAAAGGTCTATTCTCACCGAAGGAATCAGCGGGATAAAGCTTAACTCAAATCCCGACAACGATATAGGACACAGCAAAAGCATTGCCGGGTCCGCTGCCGCCACCGCCGCTGGAAGCAATGGTGATGGTGCCATCGCCGTTAGTGATGGTGATGTTCGACCCAGCAGTCAGGTTAGCTTTTGTCAGGCCGCCTGCGGTATTGCCAATTAACAATTGTCCGTTGCTATACGTTGTCGATCCTGTACCGCCATTGGCCGCCGTGACAGGCGTCTGAAGGGCTATTGTCGTTCCCGATATAGCTATGCCGGTGCCTGCCGTTACAGGGGCGTTATCTGCAAGGTAAACATCGGTTCCGTCTGACCAGATGAATGTGTTGGCGTCCTGAACTGCTGTAACAGCAAGTGGCCCAGCTCCGGCGGATGCCAGCGTGACTGTGAAAGCCCCCGTCGTAACATTGTCTACGATATAGAAACCAGAGACACCAGATGGGAAGTTAACTGTCACGTTGCCCGTCAATACGCCAGTCAGAAGGATATGGACGTTCTGGCACTGGTCCTGAGTTAGGGTCACATTTGTATTTGTCAGCGAGACAGTGTGCGTGCCGCCAAACCCTCTATCAATGATGTCCCAGTCCGCATTGACCGGCGTGTTCCAGTCATCAACATATGAGTTATATGCTGGCTTCTCGATGTTTTTGTTCGGCGTAAATGTTGATGTCATAATGCACCTCAAATAGCTCTGTTAGCGACTTCAAGCGCCTTGGCGATGTGATTGTCCGGTGTATTTAACAACGGTTCGGTGGTCCTGTTAAAGTCTTTTTTAGACCGCTCGGCAGCCCGGATAAGAGCGTCAGCCTCGACATCAACGCCAACCCTGCCGCCGTTAGCGCGACCTACGCGACCGCCGGATGCCCGGCCTTCGCTTTCAGACGCAGAGATTGTATTTGATATTGCAGTAGTAATTTTATATAAAACCTGACTGGTTGCGGGGGAAGCCTGAACCATTTTAGCTAATTTAGCTATGCTTTGGGGATCGGTGGAAACAGCTAAAGGCAAAACATTAGATGCGATGCGTCGCTCCATAGCATTTAAAGATATTTTACGCGCGGCCCCGGCCGCCGCACCCGCAGCAAGTTTGAACAATTGCTGTGGCGATGCCCCAAACTGACCCCCGGTAAGCATTACATCTCCAGCAGCAGATGCGGCAGCTCCTGCTAAGGAAGCCGACCCTACTCCACTCGGCTGTTGAATAAATTGAAGTTGTTTAGCTTTTGAAAGAAGGTTTTCAGATAAAACTGTTGCATTGATTTGTGAATAGCGCTCAGGCCCTAAGACCATTATTGCTCGATCACGAAAAGCCGGCTGTTGAAACCGTTTTGCAAGGTCTGCAACACGACCTTCTCCAGCCAACTCATTTAGCCGATGAGCAAAACCCTCACGGAACAATTCTTTTTGGCTATCCGACATGCTACCAAACGCTTTACTGGCGTCCGACCGCTTAAAAGCGTCCATGCGGTTAAAGAAATTGTACCCAGCTTGCGGAGCGTCTTGCGCGCCAAAGGTCTCAACCGCAACGCCGCGCGCCTTGGCGTAGCCCGGAATAGTATCAAGCGAACGCAAAAGTTCCTGTTTGGCAATAGTAGCGGCGGTTATGGATTCCGTGTCTCCAGACCTTCGCGCCTGCCTAATCGTGCCGTCCAATTCGCGTTTGACCTGATCCCAATACGACAGATTTCCGCGTGTGATCTGCTCCCGGACGCCGGGCGTACCCGGAACCTCGCGCAGGCCCTGTGGGGTCTGTAAAAATTGTGTCTCAGTCGCGGCGACGCCCGGCGTTCGCTGCGGAGGGCGGATGTCATATTCCGGCAAATTCTTAGCGGAAACTTCAGCGTCTTTCATCGCCTTTTGAAAGATGGGCCTTTCAAACAGTCCTTTAAACGCAGATTCATTAATGCTTTGCGCCGCTTTATTGGAAGGATCGCGCACAAAGTCATAAACTTCGTCGCGCTGTTGTTTTCCAGCGACCTTTGCCATTTCTTCAGACTGAGGCGCGTTTATAGGTTTTCCAAAAATAGAAGTTATTCCTTCAGAAACGCGATCAGCACTCCCTTGGGCTCTTTGAACAAGAAACTCATTATAACGACCAGCCGCATCTTCAGCAGTAGGTGTTTTTGTTGCTAAAATTTCCAGTCGTTTTCTTGTGTCAGGCCCTGCGACATCCATTATTGTAACAGGTGTCCCACGAGAAATAGCTTCCCGCATCTGCTCCATAGTCATCCCGCCTTGCCCTCGACGAATGTCTTGAGCAATCATATCAACTAACTCTCGCTCAGCGGCGGTTCCGGGCACAACCATAGTTCTGAGACCAGTAAAAATCTTACTTGCAATAGATGATCCAATTGCTCCAGCACCGGCCCCCGCAAGGGAGCCTACAACTTTATTGTAAGCAACTTCACTTGGGTCTTGAGCTGAGAGAGCAAAAATCTCGCTCCCTGCCCCAGCCCCCATACCAGTCACCATTCTCCCGGCGAGACCTCTAACTCCT